GAGTTAGAACCCGCTGAGCCAAACCCGCCAGCGCCCTGGAAAATTACATTACCGCCCCCCGCCGCATTTGTGCCAAACCCCACCGAAGTGTTTGCGGCTATTCCGGCAGCACCACCCCCAGAAGCGGTCACCGCTATTCCCGGCGCTCCACCACCGCCGCCAGACGCATAACCTTTGGTGCCAAAGCTAGTCAGACCACCGCGCCCGCCCTGACCAGCAATGGTGCCGCCAGACGGCGTAACGCCAGATGCCCCTGAAGCGCCAGCCGCACCCACCGTAATTGTTTCAGAAGCAGCAATATCCGAGGCGCGGAACGTGGCAACAAATACGCCAGCACCACCGCCACCAGCGCCGCCAGAGCCACCGCCAACCGCAGCGTATGTGCCGCCAAAACCACCACCGCCACCGCCACCAACAAGGAACACTCGAATGTTTGTGCTGGCTGGGTTTTTGGTAAACGTGCCGGAACCAGTAAACGTAGTGGCAATGCTGTTGGGTTGGAATCTTACCGTTTTAAGCATGAATTACAGCCCATCCCCAGGAGTTATGTACACCACCGCATTGCTGGTGCTTGTAATCCCCGTAAAATACGCATTGGGCACAAAAGTCAAAATCTCATCAGTGCCTGGCAGCAACGGAATAGCCAATTGGGAAGACGACACCACCACCGCGGCGTTGGCCGCGCTAGCACTAGTTGCGCCATATCCCAAAAACGCCACTACATAGCCGGCATTAATAATACGGTATTGGTTGCCGCCAAGCGTTGTGCTGATAGCTTGCACAGGCGTAGGCGCCGAAGTGGCAGCGGTAAACGTCACCGTGTTGCCCATAGCCGTAAACGCTTGAATACCCATTTTAGCGGTCCTTTTTGTCCAGCACCGACCATGCAACGCCCGCAAGCGTGGCGGTAGCGCCCACTACGGAGTTCAGAGTGTCAGTGTCAACATAACCCTTAGCAACAAAAAAACCGCCAACCACAGTGAGAATATGGCGAAAAATGCCCAGCCACATATCGTTGCTCATGTCAGCCTCCTATTTGTCTGCCTTACGGTCTAGCTTATCAAATATCTGCTTTACCATGTCCTTTAGCTCAAGGATGTCCTGGCGATAGTCGTCTTTAGAAACATAGTTAACGTGCAAATCACGCTCCATGTCTCGGATGTCCTGCTCTAACGCGCGCACCGCATCCCAAATGACCTTTACAATCCAGCCTATGGCCGCTCCTGCTGCCGCTACGGCTATGTTGTAAAGGTTCTGGTCCATGTTATCCTACTGGCTGTGTGGGCCATACAATGGTTGCGGGAAAGCCAGGCTGATTAGGCACATCGCGTAATTCTTGCCGATAAGTGGCCCAAGCAAAACTATCCACGGGCGCATCAACAAGTTGCGTCCAATCAGAAGCGGCTAACAAAGCGTTGCGCTGAACGCGCGCAGATTGCCCTAACCCAGACTGCCAATCGGCATACTCGGCATCGGTCATTTCTCGGGAAACGGTTTGGCCCGTTTGCGCGTCGTAAATTTCAACCAGCGGCTTGGTCATTATGGCACTCCATACAAATAAATAGAGCCAGTACCATTAAAACTACTGGAAACATTAACTATCTTGACCGCATTTATTACGCCGGTGACAGTGGAAATGGCGTCTGCCGCCGTTCCTGCGCTACTGCCATTGACGCAATAATATGGTTTATTGGAGCTAGATACGTTGGTTCTAAAGATTTCAGCAAACCCCGTGGGCGTTAAGGAGTTTGATGTTAAGTTTTGCGATGAGGAGCTATAAACGCCGCCATTATTGGAGCTAACCTGGAACACCAAGGCGCTGCTTGCGGCTGACCCTATGCCGCTAATAACAATTTTAATTGATGAATAAGCACTCAGGCCCGTAGCGGCAATTGATGTTGTGCCGTTTGTTGGGCTTAAAGTTGCCATCAAAGCCAAGCCTGTGCCGCCAGTTGCTACTGAAGAAGCCCATGTAGTGCCATTGCTGGTTAACACATTGCCGCTAGCGCCGGGCGCTACAACCTGTACCGTGTTAGTACCGTTGCCTAAAATCACGTTGTTTGCGGTCAACGTAGCGGCGTTTGTGCCACCGCTGGCAACCCCAAGCGGCGATGACAAGCTGGCGGTTGAGTTTGTAATAGACGCAGCGTTAATGGTTCCGCCCGTAATGGTCACGTTAGAGCTAGACAGCGATACGTTGGAAATAGCACCGCCGGTAATAGACACGTTGGCTAGGCTGTTGGTGCCATTGCCAATGCCGTTTACCCCGTTCACTACCGTGGTAAAATTGTTGTCCAACTGCGACAACGGAATAGACGTTGTAGCGCCGGCAAACGTGTTTGGGATCGTGATTGGCAGTGCCATTAGAACCTAGCCCTCAGTTCATATTCGAGTTCAAGAGTGTTTAACGTAAACAAAGCGTTAGACGCCGTAATCGTCAAACCTAGGTACTTGCCATATTGCTGGGCATCGCTCTTGTAAAGCGTGTACCCATTGTTAAACCAGTTTATAGTGGCGTTGCTGTTATTTGTCCACGCAATCGTGGTTCCGGCGTTGTTCAGCCAATTGGTGTACGAAACGGCAATGCCGGTGGCGCTGGATTTTATCTCGCTGTCGATTGTGACGCCAAACGTGCCAATGGTGGTTGTTGTAACCTCAATAGCCGCCTTTAGAGCCTGCTTGTCCCTGATGGGATCACTCATGGGCCACAATGCGCTGCGGATGGTCACGTTACCGCCCGCCGTGCTGCTGTTGTACAGTTTGTAAAGATCCGTGCTGGTTGTGCCATACAGGCTGATAACGCCGCTGGACGGAACGCTGGTTACATAGTTAAGCGTGCCTTGCGACGTAAAGAACCACCGCTTGTCAAAAAACACGGCTTGGATTGGTCGCGCGCTAGACAACGGATCGTTGTAAGTAAACGACCAAGCGGCACACAAAATGTTGTTGAGCAACACCTGGCCGCCCGTTACCGGCTGGGTAAAATCAATCAACGGGAATATGGCATCAAGCTCGTTGCTCAGCTTAGTTGTGGTGCTGCCCACCAAAGCATAAATGCCGTAGTCGTTCATAAACAACACCGACCGGAAATACGGGAAAATAGCCATATTGCGTTTGGTGCCCACCGACGCCGTGACGTTGGTGTTAGTAAAGATTGTAGTGCCGCTTGTTTGCACGCGAACATCTGAAAACACGTTGATGCTGTTGTCGCCAAACACATACAGGAAATTGTTAGCCGAGAGCAGCGCCGTAATGTTGTTGTGCAGCGTCTCGTCTTGGATGTTAATGTTGCCGGCGCTTACGCTCACAAAATCATTATAGCTAGCCGCCGCCGAGTAATAAACCGTGCGCCCTTGCGCCACCCACGCGCGGCCAGAAAACGTACTTACATCCACAGTGGTATCAGTGGTTGCTACCGCCGTAGCAATGGCTGCGCCTGTGCTAAACGCAATAGTGGGCGGCGAGGTATAACCCGTGCCGTTGTTGCTAAAGATTAAGCCCACAACCGCGTTGCCAGACACAATAGCCGTGGCTGCGGCGTTAGTGCCTCCACCGCCCGTTATGGTGACCGTGGGAGCCGATGAATAACCAGTGCCACCGCTCAGCACATACGCGCCCACAGTGCCCTGTGCGAAGCTCAGCGTGCTTACTACGGCGTTAGCGCCAGAACCGCCGCCGCCAGTAAACGTTACCGTGGGAGGCGACGTGTAACCCGTGCCAGCTTCAGTAAACAACAGCCCGCTTACGGCGTTGGCCGTCATCACTGCTTGGGCTACAGCCTGAATGCCGCCCGTCTCATTGGGCGCGGTAATAGCAACCGATGGAGGTGACGTGTAACCCGATCCGCGGTCAACCATGCCGTAAGCCGAAATTGAGCCAATAGACACTACGTTAGTGCCGTCCCAATTAAACAAACCCTTAACGGTATCTGCGATCAAAATTCGATCGGTTTTCCACTGAGCAATACGCACGCCAGAAGCCGAAAATTTACTGGCAGCAGCAACCGTGCCTGTGGCGCCCGTATCCACCCGATAATACTGAGCGCCTCCGTTGGTAAAAAACGCTATGATATAATCAACGTTTTTGACGTTGCAGTTATACAACGCAGACGGCGTGCCAGACCAAGTAAACAAACTGGCGCTTTGCGCGCCCAACGCTTTAATGTTGCCAAACCCAATGGGCTGAACATTCTCAAGCCAAGCAAATTGATCGGTATCAATGGCCGTGCGGTTAGCTTGGGTATTTACACCCTTAAAGTTTTTAACGACCTGATAAGATTTCTTTTGCTCAGCCGCGGCCATATTAGAACCCTGAGCCGTAGGCGTCGGGAATCCGACGCGTAAAGCTGGTATTAATCACCGACAAGGCTTTGGCCTTGTATTGGTTTAAAAATATCTCAGACTCACCGTAAGACTGCTCTTTAAACTTAGCCGTGTGGCAAGCGTAATACGGCACCGGATCCGTCCACGGGCTAATAATGGCATCCACATCCGTTGTGTTGACCAAAGCCGTGGGCAGGATAATTGTATCCAATTCCATCTCGTAAACTTGGTCAGGAATTGGGCTAATATAAAAAGACTGCTGCCCATACACCGAAAACGCAATTGGCCTGCCAATGTAGTTCTGCCAGAACCGCAACTCGGCGTTAAACTGTGTCCAAGGCAGGTAACGCAGCGGAATGCGCGTATTGCCCCAGTACAAATTGATGTTGAGGATGTCCATCGTCTGAATGCCGCTTGGAAGCGCGCTAAATTGATAGACTTCTTGGCTTGTGACCGTATTTACGGTCTGGATGGTGCGCAAGCAACCCGTATCGCGCACCAGCCGCTCACGCGCGGCGTTGATGTAGTCGGTTAACTCGCTGTCAGACCAAAAGTTGGCGTTTGCGTCATGCAAAAGCCGCCTGCACTGCGTAATGTAAGTCTGAAGGGTAGCCATTTACTCTCCAACTCATGATACGAGTGCAACAACCTTGGGCCGCTCTTCTTTTGGCTGTTCGTCAGACATAACAAACCGATTTAGCCGTTCCAAGCCTTTCGGCACGTCATTAGACGTAACCGCCCAGCCTAGCCTGGCAAGCACGGGTACGCGATTATCCATTCCGTACCCAAAGACGTGCCGCGCAACCTCCAGAGGCACCATGACGGCCTTTCCGGGCGGGAACGCGTACTTGTTCCCATGCCACATATCCTCAAAGTGCTCTTTAGTGTTGTTAGTAACCCACACGTCGCTCATAGGTTTACAATATCGCCGTAAACAGAAATGTTCACCGCCGAGTTTGCTACAGCCACGCCCACCTTAACAAACAAAACAGGCGCCGTGTATGCGCTGGTAGCCGCAGCGGCAATGAGCGTTAGGTCTTGCCAAGTGTTGGCCGCGGTTACGTTGCCAATAGTCTGGCCCACAGCAGTAGTAACAGCGTTAGACGTGTTACCATCACTGGTGGTTAAGATTGTAACGTTAGCCGTAGCCATTGACGGCACCGAACCACCCGCCGTGTTAGACGGGTTGGTCACAGTGATTCGGCGGATAATGTACGAGCCGTTACCAAAGGCGCCACCAATACCGCCGCTCAGGACAGGCAAAGTAACCACTGCGTTGCCCGTGCTCGCAATAGACTGACCGGAAGCAAACGCAATCCGGTAAGATCCAAACGAGTCTTGATAGTCGTTACCAACGTATTGTGGGGACGCCATGGGTTGCCTCCTTTACCAAGCCGTGCCGGAACCGCTGGACACGTTCGCGCCGCCATTTACGGTCAGCAGCGTAACGGTTTGCGTACCCGTAACAGCGTTAGCGCGCACGTTGAAACCGTCCGAGATCAGCACACCGCCCGTGTTGTTAGCCAACAACGTGGTAAAGCTATTAGCCGAACCCGTATAGTTGTTGACTTCAATTGTGACGTTGGCTGCGGGCAGCATCAAGTAAGTGCCAGCCGGAACAAACTGTGAATTTAGCATCGCAGTGGCGTTACCCGCCCCCACGTTGGAAATAGTCACAGGTTGCAGATATGCGCCCGGCGTATTGGCCGAGGCGTTCGCCATGATGATCTTGTTTAGACCGAGAGCCATTGTTCTGCCTCCTTAGATCGTTAGAGCGTTGAAGCCAGTAACCTTGGTCATGGCTCGAGGCTTGGTATTTACCAACTCCGCAATCATGAGCACGGCACCGACATAACCAATCTGCCAATTTGGCAGCGTGGACTCAAAGCCCGTGAACACAAACGAACCCTGATCGTGGATGTACAACGACAGGTAGTTGGTGTTCAGGAAGTACACTGTGCCTTCGGGGCAGTACGGATCGGGATAGATCGGCACACCAGCAACCATAAGCGCGCGGAACGCAGCCTGCGGGCCGTTTGCATCGCCATCAAAGCCGGAACCCGGCGTGATAACGTATTGTTCCTGACCAACGTAATCCTGCGCCAGCAAGGTCCAAGTACCAAAACCGCACACGCCAAAGGTCGGCACTTCCGCGCCGTTCTTAACCGTGCCGCTGATGTACTGAAGGATGTTCTGACGGGTCGGGTTAACCGAACCAGCCGCGTACACCTTAGAGCGCCACCAGGTATTAACCGTGGTAGAGCGGGCAATGTTGCCGTAGGTGCCAAGCGTGGTGCCGTCATCCACAGCGCCCGGCAGACCAATAAACTGCTGAGTGTTTGTGGTGTTGTTGTACAGCGCCGTCGCCATCGCATCCATCATGACGTTGGTTGCGTCATTCATGCGGGCTTCAATCAGCGGAATAATTGCATGATCCTGCTGCACAGCGCCTTCCATACCAAGGAACGGCACCGGAGCAATCATCAGCTTCAGGTTAAACTCGGCGTTATACGCGCCTTGCTGAACCGCGGGCTGAGTGAACGAACCAGAATAATCCGACCACTGCGCGTTGATAAACTGGCTGCCCTGCACCGGCACGGTAACGGACGAAACACCGCCCGTGGCCTGCTGGCTGTTTGCAATCAACGCCGCCATAAGCGGGGTGCTGTTGTAAATCTGGACAACAAGTTTCGGGATGAACGCCCTACGAGTAAGGTAGGTCAGTTCTGTGTACTGCGTGCTCCCCGATGCGGGGAGAATACCACCACCAATTGGCATTTTTTTCTCCTAACTATTGTTGATACCGCATCAGAGACCGATGGGACGGCGCGGATTGCGCATTTCCGCAAGAGCCTTGAACGCTTCGTCACGCGCTGCACGCTGCGGATTCTTCCAATACGCTTGGAGAGTATCGCGCGCTTTGCCGTCCAGCACATTCATGTTGAAAGACGAAGCCGTGGGAGCGGCAGCTTCCTTCATCCAGCGGTGGTAATCCGCCGCCGTTTCATGGTTGGTAATGCCACGCTCAAGCATCACCTTTTCCACTTCTTGGATTTCGTCTTCACTGCGGATTTTGCCCTGCTTCATCAGCGACTGGCGGCGCTTTTCAAGCTCGGCAAGAGCGTCTTTCTCTTGAAGTTTGGCTTCCAGCATCTGAATGCGAGCCTCAGAAGCCGAGGTGGAACGCGCCACCGATTCCTCAATTTCCAACTCGGGAATGTTAAGGCCAGGCTGAGCCTTCTTGGTCAACCGCAAGAAATCCTTACGGGTGTCCGGGTTTTCAGCCAGCGTGCGCGCCAAACGAGCCAGTTCATCGCGCGTTTCAAAGCTCAAGTCTTCAAGAGAAGCCATATTAGATTACCTTCTTACCGTCGCCGGGCGGCTTGATAGCCATGCGGTTCTTAGAACCCGTAGCGGTCGCGTTCTTCAAGCCACCAAACTCCGCATAACGCGGGGTGTTAATAACTTGACCGTTCTGCTGGGTATTGTCAGTCGGGCGACGGGGGTTAGCAGCCCCGCGCGGCTTAAAAAGATCCATTTTAAACTCCTATCGGGGCATTCCCGGAGGCGGACCACCCGCACCCGGCATTGGGGGACCACCAGGCGGCGGACCACCCGGCATAGGCATACCACCCGGCGGCGGCATTGGCGGGCCACCCGGAGGCATACCCGGAGGCATACCGGGAGGAGGACCGCCGCCACCCATACCCGGAATGGCCGGCATTCCAGCCATAGCCTTCATTTCAGGGGTTGCGCCGCCAGCTTGCGGTAGATTTTGCAACAACTGAAGAATCTCGGCGTTCTGAAGCTCGCCAACCTTTTGCCGGCGCGGCCCCATTGCTCCCGTGAGCGAACGCAATGCAGACACTAGCCTTTGGCCTTCTGAAGTCTCGCTTCCAATTGCCGGAAGGGATTGCTCAATCAAGTCCATAGCCATTCCCACGTTAATCAACGCGGCTTCACGCGAACCCATTTTAGGTTCCGGCGTACTCATAGGCGATGCCATTGGCGGGGCAGACGCGCCTTCTTTGCCCGGCTCGGGCGCATTTAGTTCCGGTGCTTCTTGTGGGCGCTGATTACGCAGCAGCCTCATAACGCTTTCGGACACTTTATGCTCCAAATAACAATTGCGGGCGTAACACCCACATTAAGCAAAAGTCAAGCGGGACTATTTTTATCTTCCGGTCCCGCGCGGAAGTCGCGGTGTAACGACTGCTCAAGGCAGTGCGTTAGTTACCGGCGAGCCTTACGACCCTTGCGACGCATGGGAAACCTCCTTTCATTGCTAGAGAAAAACAAACCGCATTAACGGCAGCCTTTACGGCGACCGCGCTTGACGGACTTGTACATGGTATCACCTCCTTCCTGAACGCGCACTAGCGCGTGGCGCTGCCTTGTTACCCAAGGTGCGAATAGAGGATACCCTGTATTCTATAGAAGGCGAGGGATTTCCACGCGCAATATCTTTTGCTTGCGCTCGGGGCTGGTCGGATTGGATTCTAAAATCCTGCGCCATTATTTACCCTGCTTGCCTGGCGGCTTGCCCTCCGGTGGTGGGCTTGCCTTTTGTTGAGTGGCTTGCTTCTTCAGCTTGTCTTTCAACAATTGCTTCATAGGCGGATCAAGCAAATCAATCAAGGATTCTTTGTCGATAGCTTGCGCCTTGAACAAGTTGAACGCCAACTGCCGCATGTCCTCCATGAAAATCGGGCTGTTGGAGTGAGCGTCAACCTTGACCATAAAGTCCTTGGTAAACTGCTCAGCAATAAACCGATGCCCATGCGCATCCGTAAAATGCGTGCGATCATACTGCTGCATAGCTTTTAGGTACAGCGTAGCCATCTTTTCCAGCGCGTCTTCAATGACTAGAGCGCGCTTCTTAATGCGCGAAGAACCAAGCCGCGCCAACTGAGACGCATGGCCCTGAGACCTAACGCCAGACTCGCCGCGGCCAGACAACACTGAGGAAATGCCAGACGCCTCGGCAAACATAGCGTCAATGGCGTCAATCTCGCGGAACAAATCAGCCGGCATTTCAGGCGCCAGCCGTTCAACTTTGCCTTGCGCCATGTCGTTGGACAACAGCCCGCCGGCGCGGTTTAGCGCAAAATTCTTCTCATCCAAAATGCCCGTAAAACCCATCAACGCCGTGGGCGGATTCACCTGCTTGCTCAACAGGTCAAGAATCTCAGCCATGCGTTGGTTGCGCATCTGCTGAAGGTGAACCAGCTTTTGAACCTCAGATTGACCCCAGTAATAATCATACTGCGGGTTAGGCGTAATCTGGATAAACGGCAGTTCGCCCTTCATAAAAAGCTGCTCGCCGGGGCGGTCATAGATGATGACATCCGGGTCCGCGATGGTCACGACCTGATAGTCGTTTGTCTCATCGTTCCACAGATACAACTCTCGCATTTCGATTGTATCTTCGGCCACCCGCGCTTTCATGCGGTTAAAGCCGTTTAGATCAAGGTTAACATTGCCATAAATTGTGGGATTGGTTTGGCTCATCACGATGCGGTTAAGACCGTCAGGCACTTGGCTAGGAGCGTGCTGGGCGGCGCTAATACGATCCATAATGGACTTACGCTTAGGATGCCCATACAGCCGACGCGCCAAATCAGACTTGGTAATGTAGTAAGTCTGAACAATAGCCTCTTGCCGGTCAGTGTATGGCGTATCTTCGCGCAGCACACCTACGCTGCCAGGCTCCACCATGTAGGGGTGTATGGACCCATTGCGCATAACCAACTTGATAAACGTAGACGCATAACAAAGCGCCCACGTCATCGCCATGGCAAACACTTGGTCGCCGTTGGAATCCTGCCACTTGTCGTTCAACGCAGAAGTCAGAACCTGGACCTTGGTGTGCTCAACTTCCGGTACCGACGCGCCAAGGTTGATGCTAAACCGCGTGGTATCCGCGCTAAACAAAAACGCGGTCACCTGATCAATGTGCGGGTAAATCTTGTTGTAGTGCGCCGGGCTTTCATCCGGCCCAGACCCAAACAGATAGAAGGAACGCAAGGTGCTGTAGTCCGCCTTGCGCTCCTCGCGCGACACCATGCACTTCTCTGTCAAATCCAGATACAGTGTTTCGCGCTCAATTGGGTCTTTGGGGAGGATCACGGCTTAATCCCTCTTAATGGCAAGATTCTCATGATCCCCTACATAACTTGCCGTGCGGGGTCCACGCAATTCGCCAGCGTCACGAGGATTGAAGCCTACGCTCTCGCCGCGCACAGACTTAATTGCGCCGCCCATAACCGACTGCAAACTATGCCCTGCACCACCGCCCCAGATCACGCCAGAGCCAGGCCGCTGCTCAGGAGGCTGCTCTACAGCCGGGCCGTTGTTGCGGGTCAGGTAGCCCTCTTGGTGCTCGCCCTCGCGGGTGCTTTTGAGGTTCGTCATGTTAAACTCCTGCGCCAAACCCTTGAGGTTGGCATCGTTGCGCTTGGTCTTGTCAGACAGGTATGCCGGCGCCTTCAGGAAAGCCACCTTGATACCGTCTAGGCAACCGTGGGAGCACACGGCTTCCCAAGATTCAAAAAACCCGTGCTTAGGGCATTTGTAATGGCGCTTGATCATTTCAGCTGTTCCTTCAAAGTGGGCGCCATGTAATTCGCCCGGTTTTTTAATCCCACATTCAGACGGATTTGCCCGTCCACAACTTGCAGTCCAACGCTTGGCCGCATGTCCAACACAGGCTCCCGCCTATACCTAATTGCCTTTGTGCGGTTGGGGCGCATGTAAACCTCAATCATGCCCGCCTCCCACTCATGCGCAAACTTGCTTAGCGACGATTGCACCCAGTCTTGCATGGGGCGGTTGCCACGCCTCGCCACCTCTTCCAGCGTTTTCTTAGAAACGCCGGTAAAATCCACCAGCAACTCCATGCTGATGCCGCGGTCCTTGTCCGCCCAAAACCGGCGGAACCACTCAATCAATTCCCGCTTCGGCCTAAGCGCAAACATCACATACCCAGCCCAATGTTCTTGAGGTACTTGCTCACTACCGTGCGCTCCCGCCCGCGCTCTTCGGCATCCAACTCATCCAAAGCCCGGTTGCGCAGCTTGGTCAGGCCCATGGCTATCAACCGCGGCTGCAACTGCTCAGCATACGCCGCCGCCGCCAACGCCGCAGCAATCACACGGTCATCCTTGCCGCGGCCAGAAGCCGCAATAGTGCCGTCCTGCCGCGTTACCGTCTTCATCTCATCCAGCGTATCCATGGATTTTACAATGAGCATCCCGCGCTCAAAATAATCCTTGAAGTAGTTCAGCATCCGCTCCTTGCTAGCCGAGGTGGTTACCCAGCCAATGCTATTAGACAGCCCGCCCAGCGTATCGTTCTTGCGCCAAATGTAATTTTGCATGTGGCCCAGCACGTTCATCAAACTGGTGCCGTCTTTGCCGCCCATGGCAACCGCCTGACGCTTCAAATTCCGCAACTCATTGATGACGGCCTGGCCGGGACCATTCACTTCCAGATTAAGAATGCTGTTCTTGTACGCACCGCCCAAATGGCTAATCACCCACGCAAACTGGTAGGTGTTCAACTCGCTCGTAGCAAACTCAGCCACTTGCTCCATGCCGTCCGAGTAGCAACGAAACACCTGAATGCAAAAGCGGTCAGCCCAATCGCTACTGCCATAAGCAGGATCGGCACCAATAACATAATACCCATTGTCTACCGGCTCTTCCCAAATGCTCAGCGTTGCCAGACGCTCCTGAGATTTCATAACCTCAGTGTCCTGAAACAACTGCCCCATCACATAGCGATAGTAATCCGGCTTGATGGCCTTGGCAGCCTTAGCAGCATCCGTGCAACGCGATGTGCTGAAAAACGAAGTGCCCGACATGATGAACGCATAGTCTTCTGTCGGCGGAAATTCCTGATACATCAACGCATCGTCCTTGATGCCCTCTGCCAGCTTCCACCGCCACCAAGCCATTTGCCGGCTGTTAATCTCAAAGCCGTAGAGCTTCTTAATATCCCTGACCCACTCCTTCTCTTCCGGGGTCAGTCTTCCATCCCAATATGTTTTATATACCGCCGTCTCTGGGTCTGCGGTGTAAAACTCGTTTCTCCACCAACCGCAAAAGATGGCCCTCTGCGTGCGAGCTTTTTTGGACGTGACATACATATCATGGAACAGGTTGAAGCCTCGCGCAGTGCTCTCAAACATGTACAGCCTGTCCGGGTTGGTCTCAGCCAGCGAAGCCAGCAAGGACGCCAAACCCTCTTCATCGCCCCATGAACTCGTCTCCGTGCCGTGTAGGTAAGTGATAGCCTTACCGCGCCCCAAGCTGCCCTTAGCCCGTAAGCCAGCCACCTGGTAAAACAACCGACTGCGGTTCTTCAGCAACAACTGGTTCCGGTTATGCCCCTCCATCGGAATCTTGTACTGCCGCGGCAGATGCTCAAAATACATCCCCAAGGTGGACCGGAACATCTCACGGTTTTCCTCAGTGTCCGTCACAAGCGTTGCACCCAAACCAGGATGCGTAAACACCCAATACAAATCCAGCGCCAAGCTAATCGTGGTCACGCCAAGCTGCCGGCCCTTCAAAATCGTAAAAAAATGCACGTCCTCTTCTAGCCCACGCGCAATCTCGTTCATCACATACGTCTGCGTGCCCAACAGCTTGTCCAGCCGCTGCAAGCCCTTCTCCTTCGTCTCAATCTGCAACTGAGAGCAAAATTGATAGAACTTCTTGAGGTCAAACTTCACCGCGTTAGCCCCTAAACTTTATGCCAACACATAGCGGCCCTTGAGGCTCTTAACAACCACCCCAGCCTTCCGCAGCTTGCTAATCTCCATCACCACCACAGTACGCCAAGTGCTCGGCAAATCATCGCCCCACAACAACTCAGCAATCTCGCCAGGCGTCACACCACCCTCAACACCCAACATACCCGCAATCATTCTAGTCCTCTCACCACCAACCAACCTCCTACGCCTCACAACCCTCACATCACCCTCAACCCTCGCCTGCCTCACAATCCTCATCACCGAACTAATGCTCACATTGAGACGGTTGCAGACAACCCTCACAAGCGCACCACTTGCATACATGTCCAACACTTTGTTGACTGTCACAGTCTCCACAACATAATCCCCTCTGACACCTACGTTATAACGTATATATATAACCATAACCCAAAACCCAGTTTTTTCTTGGGGGGAACAAGGAGAGGGGCACGCTCTCAGGCCCCCACGCGGCCCATGCGCGGGCAGGCGCGGGCAGGCGGGTGCGGGCTGGCAGGCGGGTGCGGGTGCTCTAGCTACTCACATAGGTCACAACCCCTTACCCAAACTCCAACGCAGACGAGGCTACAGGGCGGTGATAGGGGTTTGCGCGGATACCCTAGCTACCCCATGCCCAGAGGGGCCTGTAGCACGCTCAGAATGCCCTATAACGTGTCACGGGGGGACGTGGGGACGCTGTTACCCCTCTGATTGCCATTGCGTGGGATGTTTAACGATATAGGACATAGACACTGCCCTAATATGGACGTGCGTTATGATATAACGTGCCAGGCGATGTAACGATATAACGTGGCCACGCCATGACGATATATCGAATTAGACGTAATAAGGAACGCGCGTGCGCGCGTAGCAAGATGCGTGCCAAGTAGGGCGCCTCAAAGATTAACAATGTTTAATAAAATAGCTCTTGCAATGATCCGTCACATCCGTCACATTGTGCTCACCGGCAATTAAGCTGGATAGGGAATGACACAATGGACTTGGCGCTCAATCTTCAACGCGATGGCCGCTTCAGCATGGCGCAGCGTCTACTCGATGCGCAGCGCGAAAGCTTGTTGGCAGCGCAATATGCCTTGGTTGACATTGGCAGGGCGATGGCACGCCGCAATCACGGCGCTTGCTATGACGCCATGATTTTGGCGGCTGCACACTATCGCAACGCCGGTGACGCCAACATGGCGGCGCATTGGGATATACGGGCCAAGCGCTTTGCGGTGGGGGGCTGATACCATGCAACATGAATGGCGGTATATTTACCGGAGCTTTCGTAGAGGCTCCCCAGTTTCGGATAGCAAGGTGTTCGATACTGAAAAGGCAGCGTGGAAGGCCGCTAAGGCTTATGTGGCGCGCAATCGAGATATGGGCGGGTTCGCCGCGGTGTGGGCCGGACGGATTGAGGGCGGGCAATTTAACGCAAAGCAACATTTGGCGGGGTTTGGCGAACCAGAGGATTCGGAAGCCTATTGCCAAGCTGGCGGCGCTTAACAGGCAGGGGGTTTAGGCCCCCCGCTACCTAATCCGCTTCAATGGGGCGGATTTGGCAGCGTCAATGTCGATGCTGATAACGGGATAGGACAAAAACATGCGTATCATTCCGACTCAATATGCAGCTTGCGACACACTCCGCGACGCGTATGCGGATGGCTGGAACGCCGGTCATGGTATCGCTTGCCACAACGTGCCGCAGCTTGGCGCGAAGTTGTGGCTGGAAAGCGAGTGGCACAATGTGGTGGTGGATGCTGACAACGTGCGCGAAATCCACGAATCGCTTTGCTTTGAGGCCGAGAATAACGGACGCCAATATTCACCTTTTGAACACACTGCGCACCGCTTCAATTCTCTTGGCGAGGGTGATGAAGCAACGCCATCCGCATGGGAAGCATGGGAGGCGTATGACGCCGGCGTTTGCGACGCTATCCATGCCGATTTGGCGACATATGCGGATGAACACTACGGAATCGAAAGCGCGGAGGCTTAATCATGTTAACGCAAGCACAGCACTATGAAATGGCGCGGCGTAAGATTGCTTCGCTTAATGACGCTTTCATGGAATTGGTGAACCATGCCACTAATCCTATGACGCGCGAGGATTTACAATCTCTCATTGCACGCCGCCCTAACGTGTATGGGCGCTTCGCTGGATTCCTAGACACACTACCACAGCGCGATAGCTGACAATCCGGCAAGGCGGGGTTGCGTTGCAGCCTGCGCTTTGCCCGATTGCCATAACGGCACTCGATTAGGGAAAGAATGGACATGAACAACATTAAGACATTAGCTAGCGTTAAGCGCGCCTTGCGTGACGGCTATGCTTGGCCGGGCGGGTATCCGCTTTATATCGTCATGGCAGATGGGGAGGCGCTTTCCATCGCGGCCGCGCGGTCTGAATGGCGCAATATCTGCCATTCCACGCTGCACCGTTCGCGCGATGGATGGCAGGCTGCTGGCGTGGATATCAATTGGGAGGATACGTCACTGTATTGCGCCCACACCGGCGAGCCTATCGAATCCGCATATGGGGAGGTTTGAACCATGACAATATCACTGGATACCGCCGCGGCATTGCGGGCTGAATTGAACCAACAAATGCAAGCTGGCGCGCATGAGGCGGTTGTTGCGGCGTTGGGCGCTGCGCTGCGCATGGCAGAGGGGGGCGGCATGATGCTGCAAGCCATTGTGACCAAATATCACGGCCCGACAAACCATCGGGGATCGCGCATATCCGCCAAGGTAGAAGCCGGGCGCATTAGCGTGTCCTATGACCATGCCTTGAACGCCAGCGACAACCATAAGGCGGCGGCGCAAGCATTGGCCGATAAGATGGGCTGGACGGTTGCAGCGGGCTATCCGGCGCTTGTTGGCGGGGCCTTGCCTGGCAATGCGGGCTATTGCTTTGTGATGGGGGGCTGACAATGATCGAGACATGCAATTGGTCGTTTGACGTCGGGTATTTCGAGCTCGGCTATTGGGCTGAGGATTACGAGCCTGCATTCAGCGGGCCGGACGGCTGGTATATCTATGAGCGCGGCCAGCCTGTTGTGGGGCCTTTTGACAGCAAACAAGCCGCGGCTTTGGAATTGCGCACCATGCTGCGTGACCTGGCGCGCTATGAGAGGGAAGCCGCACAATGACTGAAGCCGAACACATCGCCCACGCCGCGCAGATGGAAAGCGCGGCTATGGCTGCGAGGGAAGATAGATTGCTACAGAGGGAGGAGCAATTGCTTGAAGCTCTATCCACCATGGCAAATTTCGTTTGCATTGCCATGGGCCATATGCCTGACGAAGAGCGGATAGGCTACGGCAACCCGCGCAAAATGGCTCAGTGGCATTTTAATTTCGTTATGGACATTCTTACGAAAGCGAAAGGGGCCGCACAATGACCATGCTCAAAACCCTGGCCGAGGGGCTGGCATTTCTTGTGCTGCTAGGCGGCACCTGTTTCTTGGTGGTGGTGCTATGAGCGGCAAAGCATTGGCCGATTGCGAAGATGCGGCGGAGGCTCGCGCGGCGGGTTATAGCACCACTGAATGGCTACGCTCGCGCTCGCTCGCCTGGCATTTGGAGCGAATCAAGCGCGAGGCTACTCTGTATGGGCATGTGTGGGGCTTGGAGTGATACTGCCCACGCGCAAGCTAGTGACAACCGCGGCCGGGCTGGCGATAGCGTCATGCCTGGCCGCAAGCTATTTATGGTGGAACGATGATAGACGAAAAGCTCCTCACCGGCCTAGGCTGGATTGCGCCGGCTATGTGGGCGCCCATCCTAGAGGAACACATGGCGCGCGGCGGTATGACCGGCAAGCCTATCCGTGCGGCAATGGCGCTGGCCAATTTCGGGCATGAAACCAATGGCGGCCGGCGGCTTATCGAAAGCCTAGACTACAGCCCTGACCGCCTGGCCGCCGTGTTTGGTGCTCGGGCCACTACGCGCGCGCTCGATGCCTGCCGCCGCGTGGGCCATCCGGCGGACCAAAAGGCCATTGCCAATGAGGTTTACGGTGGCGATTGGGGCCAGCGGAACCTTGGCAATAAGCTGCCCGGTGACGGCTTTGCTTACAGGGGGCGGGGCCTAATCCAGCTAACAGGGCGATGGTCATATGCGCGCGTGGCCGCCGTGCTCGGGAAAGAGCTCACCGACGAATGGGTGGACAGCATCGGCACGCCGGCCGGCGCGGCGGAATCCGCTTGCGTATGGTGGTCGCGCATGGGCCTTAATTTTGTGGCTGACAGCGGGGATCTAGCCAAGCTGCGCAAAGCGGTAAACGGCGGCCAGGTTGGGCTTGAAGATGTGAAGCACCGCTATGACCAGGCCCGCGCGTTGCTGGTTGGTTAGCGTGTCGCTTGCATGCATGTGTCGCAACCGTCACAAGTCGCGCAACCCGTCACAGTAGCAGCGCGCCATTTCCCTAAGGTTTGCAAGGGTTTACGGGCCTGCGCTTGCCCGTTTCGCGCGCCATTCCCCCCCTTGCATCCCCCCTGTTTTTGCCCGCTAGGGCTATAAATAGGGGGGTTGTAGACTAGACGATTGTAAGCACGACGCACGTAAGCACTACGATCGTCTAGGACGTGATAACGTATATATAAGATTGCAAGAACCGTGCCAGTCGTAGGCATGCAAAAGGGGCCTTCCTGAATGACCAGAAAAGCCCCTATGCAAGAACCGTGCCAGACTAGGGATTGGCGGCAAAAAAAGCCTTCGCAAAGCCCGCGGGCGTCACACTGCGAAGCGCCGCGCGCTCGGGGCTAGGCGGTAGTTTGTGCATCTTGCTTCCCTCACTCGCTTCCACCGGGCGCTTGGGGGGGGCGTGAAGTGGCCCCATAGCAGTGTGCGCTTAGTGTAGGGATCACCATACTCTGAGGGGTCGAAAGCCATGCGAGGCTCGCCTAGGTATCGCTTCAGCCGGCCAATGGGATTCTCAAGCACCCACCATTGTGGGCGATGCACTGCGATAATCCGCATACAGGCATCAACCACAGCCAGGCCTTCTAGAATGGCCGCCTCGCCCTTGCTCTCCCAATATCGCGCGCCGCTGGCGGAGAAATGGGTGCATGGCGGGGCTGCTAGAACCCCGCGCACTGGGAACGGCAACGCCTCAAACAGTCTGACATCGCCGCCCCGCTTTATATCCACCTGCACAACGTCATAGCCGGCGTCCCGGTAGGGCTGAGACCATGACCCCGTATAATCGCACAGGCTCAAGATGGTCATCATTCGTTGCGCAGCTTCGCAAGCCGCACCCGCGCCGCCTCGGCATAGCTGCCGCCGCTGTCGATCACGCGCTGGTAACCGGCCATCAAAGCTCCGAGCGATACCGGCGCCGCCCTATCCGCGCGCTCTGGCCGCATCCGGTGCTCTCTCTCGGCAATGGCGGCTTTCATTTGGTCGATCATTTCGCGCGTTTTGGCATCATCAATCGCCTTTTGTTCCGGTGATAGGTCAGTGAACGTGACCTTTTGGGGAGCCTCTGGGGGCTTCCGCCGCGCGATCCGCTCCATCGCCAGCACCTTCGAGAAAAGCCGATTAGCCTCTGGCTGCACAACGGCCAGCACCTCGCTCGCGCTAGGCCAAAACTTGCTCGCGCGTGCCAGGTCAAGCAAAGCATCCTCGGTAAAAGCCTGCGCCGGAATCCTCGCGCAAGCCTTTGCAACCGCGGAGGCCCATACGGCACTTTCCCGCGCGCTGGGCGGGTTGGAGAAGCCCGCGTGGATAGGTGCCACCCAGGACAGCACGAAGGGGCCTGTAGGCGGCGCAAAAGAGGCTCTAGCCTGCCGTGCGGCCTTATCAGCCTCCGCTATAAGAGAGGGGGCCAGAGCCTGCGCCGAGAAATCCCCGGGCGCGCTGGAAGCCTCTCTCCGCTGCTCATCCGCCACGGCCAGGCTAAGGGGCTGCGAAAGCGTCGGCATACGCCTGACTGCAATGTCACTCATCGCCCCATTCCTTCATCACTGCCCGCCAGGACGCCGCCACAACGACCAGCCCGGCTATCAGCGCCCCTATGCACCCGGCCATGAAAAGCCCTGCTATTGTCCACATTAAAACATCTCCTCCGCGCTGGATTCCACGATGGGCTGCACGCGGCGGGCTAGGTCTTCCCGGTTGCCCACGGCTAGGTCTTTCGGCTGGAAAAGCCCAGCCCAGCCATTCTCTATGCTCTGCTGGATAACCGCCCGCGGGTCCGCACCCTGCTGCCAATAGGTTTCCAACCGCGCGATGGACAGTTTTTTCGCGTGCGCCGTCCAAGCCTTGCCGCTCTTAGCCTGGCGATACATGTCCCACTCAATCCACGCATCAACCGGAATGCAAGACGGTATTTCCAGCGTGGCGACAGGCTTAGAAACCCGCTGCACCGCCCGCTTGGGCTGCACGGCGCTGCCGAAAATCTCCCCCTTCAGCCCCTCTTCCAGCAATTTCCGGCCTACGCGGCTGCGGCTGTGCTCTGTGCGGCGGCAGATAGCGTCAATAGCCTCGGCTACTTCCAAAGGCACGCGGATAGGTATGGTTACGCTTGACATGTGTGTCCTTTCGTTACGTTGCGACGATTGCAACGGGTGTGACGTAGGGCATTATGGTAGGGCTTGCAATAGGGGGTTACGCGGGGCATTGTGTCCCCGACAGCGATGTCATTGTGTTCCTTTCCCAAGCGATCCACTTAGCCCTGGCCTAACCGCTGGGGCTTTTTTTTGCCTTTGTGCATTTTCCCGCTTGACCTCACAAAAACCTGCCGTAAATTGTGTGTCGCGCCACCAACAAGGAAAGGGACAGCGCAAATGGAAGAAGTATTTTTCGGCAAATATCACGACACGGGAGATTACTGGCAGGTCTATCTCGATATTGGAGAAGACACTGCCACGATCCAGGTCGTGCTCGATCATGATGATGAGCAGCTTGTGCGTGATACAGTATGGCTGCCAATCCAGATGCTTCCGGCTTTGGCTACGGCCATTAATAGCTATTTTGCGGGCACAAAGAAGCTGGTGGAGGTGGTGATATGAAATTCCCGGATTTTGAAAAAGAGTTGGCCGTTTTCAGGACGCATCTGGAAACGGCTTATGCGCAGGGGTTTGACGACGCCGCTGATGCCATCCTGGCGGGTGCTCAAGCCCGCGTGATGGGCCAGCCCCAGCCGGAATTGCCGTTGCGGCAGCCGAATCAACAGCCCGCTTCTCGCCAGCGGAATTTTGCCCCTCGCGGATGGACAAAGGCTGAAGATGATTTCCTGCGTGAGGCTTGGGGCAAGCTGCCGTTTCGGGAGTTGAGCAAAACTTACGAGCGTAGCCCCAGCGCCATACGTTTGAGGGGCCAGAAGCTTGGGTTGGAGCGGCTGCCGATTAACTACCAATTCACGGGGGGCAAGACATGAGCGGCTTTAGCGCAGACGAGCGCCGCACCGCCTGGTGGAGCACTGATAGCCGCCGCGCCGTCAGCGGCAAAGCCTTCGAGGTGGTGGCTGAGAAGATTGGCAAAGCTGAGCGCCCTGATCTGAGCGGGGTTGAGGTGGTGCAGATGGGCCTTCGTATGGAGAGCACCATTGCAGCCTTTGCCAGCGAGGAATTGGGCCAGCTTAAGGCTTTGGGCGACAGCGTGGCCGTGCATCCTAAGCACCCGTGGCTGCGGTCTCACGGCGATTATATGGCTCAGGACAACAGCTTTCTGGTGGAGTGCAAAAACTACAACGCGCTGCATATCCACCAATACAGCGAACCTGGCGAGCCTGTGCGGGTGCCTAACGCGGATTGGGCGCAGTGTTGCCACGAAGCGGCCTGTTTCGGGGTTTCCACGGTCTATCTGTGCATTCTCTTTGGCGGGCAGCGGTTCAGGACGTTCAGGCTTCCTTTCTCAGAGGATGAGAAGGAAGGCCAGATAATGCAGATGGCTAAGCTCTGGGCCATGGTAGAGGCTGGCACCCTGCCTGACCCGGAAACTGTCAGCCAATGCAAAGCGGCTTACCCCGCCAGCACTGATGGCATCGCCACAGCCTCTCTAGAGCTTGAACAGGCGGCTAAGAGGCTCGCGGGCATCAAGGCCAGCATCAAAGCCTTTGAAGCCGAGGAGGACCGCCTACAGACGGCTATACAGCGCGTAATGGGCGATGCTGGCGAGATGCACACGCTGGACGGGCGCACGCTCGCCACATGGAAAAGCGCCAAGCCCACAAAGCGATTTAGTGCCGATTTGTTTAAGTCGGCATATCCAGACATCTACGAGTCTTTCGTGGTGGAACAGCCCGGCAGCCGCCGGTTTCTTTTGAAGGAGAAAGCAGAATGACGCGTGGCGGATACGGACATTCCCAAGCGTGTGAAGACGGTGCTGATGGGCCATGACCCGTCTATGGTCTGGGCTGACGTTTTGGGCATGACCGAGCGGGACATTATGGCCCTGCCGCACATGGGCAAAACCAACCGCTTGAGCCTGCTGCATGTGCTGCGCGCGGGACAATCCGGCGATTTGGTGAAGTGCAACCGCACGCTCGGGGAGGTGATTAGCGATGTCTAACATCGTTCCCATGGGCGACATCCAAAAGATGGCGCAGGTGGCAGCCGATAGCAAAATGTTTGGCTTCAAAAACCAGGCAGAAGCCATGGCTATCATGTTGCTGTGTCAGGCCGAGGATATGCACCCAGCCATCGCCATGCGGGATTACCATGTGATCCAAGGCCGTCCCGCGCTCAAGTCTGATGCCATGTTGGCCCGCTTCCAGACCTCTGGGGGCAAGGTGAACTGGACCAGCTATACGGATGAGGTGGTCACAGGCGTGTTCAGCCATCCGCAAGGTGGTGAGGTGTCCATCACTTGGAACATGGAAATGGCGCACCGGCTGGGCTTCAATAAGAAGGAGAATTGGCGCAACTACCCGCGGGCGATGATGCGCGCTAGGTGCATTTCTGAGGGCATCCGCACCGTGTTTCCCGCGTGTGTGGCTGGTGTGTATACGCCCGAGGAAGTGCAGGACTTTGCGCCGGCCAAGGGCGCCGTGGTGGATGTCGCGCCAGAGCCTGTGGTGGAGGAGGAATTGAACGTCCACCTCTACAAGCCGGATGGCACGATCTACGCCAGCTTTGCCAATGAGACCGAAGCCTACCAGGCTTACTATAAGGTGGTGGACGGCATTGCGGCCAATCCCCGGATTGCGGAACAAGACAAGCTGGATAAGCTGCGCGCCTTTAAGCTCGCCAACATGGGTTGGATGGAACCCGAAACTCAGGAGGAACCCGCAGAATGAGCGGAACATACGCGGACAAGCCCGGCAAAGGCGCCATTTTCAGCAACGAGAAGAAAGGTGAGAAAGGCCCTGACTATAAGGGCAAACTTGTGCTGGATCGGGACTACAAGGCCGGCGAGGAAGTGAAGCTGGCAGGATGGCAGAAAACCAGCCGCCGCGGGCCTATGGTCAGCCTGAGCATCGACAGTTGGAAGCCAGATCCTGATTGGAAACCTGACCCTGACAAGCAGCGGGAGCGGGAGAATAGCTATCGGCCAGGCGGTAGCACCCGCTTTGACGATGATGTTCCTTTCTGATGGCCGCTTACTATAACGAAAATGACCCGTTTGCTGCCCAGTGGTTGCGGAACCTCGTTTCCGCTGGGCACATAGCGCATGGCATTGTGGATAATAGG